TTGAAAGAATCAAGATTTACAATGAAGAGGAATTTAACTATGAATTTGTAAACATTACACTCAAAGGAAAATGACAGATGAATTCTATTGCGTAATAAAGTTAGTAACTGGAGAAGAAATCTTTTCCATTGCTTCTCTCGATACTGATAAAAATGGCAATGGAGTTGTCGTTCTTTGTAACCCAGTGATAATGAAAATTATCAAAAGGGGTTTAGTATCTGGTGTAAAGGTAGAGCCTTGGATGAAGATACCAGATGAAGATGTTTATACAATCAATATGGACAAAGTGATTACTATCACTGAAATAACCAATAAAGAAATTATCAAATTCTATAAAAAATTCTTAGATGAAACTCTAGATGATGACGATGAACTAGATGATGAGAACGGGCAAGTAACTCCAGATAAAAAAATGGGTTACTTAGGGACAGTCACAGAAGCTAGAATTAAACTAGAAGAAATATATAATCTAGATGTCTCTGACAACCACCACAAGGGTGATTCTACTCAAGAAAATTGATTGTGTCAAGCGGAATATTTGTGTTATAATATAAACAAATAAATTTAGAGATTAGAAGATGTTATGCCGACAAGAGAAAGATCCGAGCATTATGTAAACAACAAAGAACTGCTAGAGGCACTAGTTGTTTACAGAAAAAAGGTTGAGACCTCTTATCAGAAAAAGTTTGGAAAAGATCTAAAAGAGCAACCAAAAGAAGAGCGTGCAAAGAAATGGGAAGGAAAACCAACGATTACAAATTATCTTGGTGAGTGCTTCCTGAAGATTGCCACGCACCTGTCATACAAACCAAATTTCGTCAATTACATGTTTCGTGAGGACATGATCTCTGATGGAATCGAAAATTGTGTTCAGTATATTCATAATTTTGACCCTGCAAAGTCTTCTAATCCTTTTGCCTACTTTACTCAAATTATTCACTACGCATTCTTGAGGCGTATTCAAAAAGAAAAGAAGCAACTAGAAATTAAAACCAAAATTATCGAGAAGACTGGATATGATCAGGTGATGGTTGTTGAAGATGGTGCAAATGGAACGTCTTCAGACTATAATAGTATTAAAGAAAAAATTCATTATAAACTGAACCGTCAATGAAACTTACACCTGAGATTATCAAAGAACTTGAGTGTCTTCTTGATATGCGAAAGAAGAGTGGTGAAGAAATCTGGGAAGATGGAACAGAACTCGAATTCAAGATTGCTGGAACATTTGCTGCTGATAAGTTCATCGTTATCAAGAAGAAAGAACCAAGAATAGAAAGTACCCCTGACCCTAATTTGAAAGCTCATCATGCAAAATAAATTCTATATGTTTACAAAAGAGTCTTGTGGACCTTGCGGACTCGTCAAACGATATATCAACGCACTTAAGGATGATCGTAAAGAGTTGATCGAAGAAGTTTATCTTGAAGACTTCAGTGATGAACCTATTCCTGAAGAGAACCTTGCTCTTGCCAAAGAGTATGGTGTCACTGCTACACCAGTTTTGGTTATTACATCTCCCAATGGAACTCTTCTTGAAAAGAAAACTGGTGGATTAGAAATCACTCAGAATATTCGTAAACTCTGGGACCAATATCACGGGAAATGAAAGTCGCAATCATCACTGATCAACACTTCGGTGCCAGAAAAGGTAGTAAGTTCTTTCACGAATACTTTCTAAAGTTCTACAATGAAGTATTTTTTCCAACTCTTGAAAGAGAATCTATCAAATGTGTCATCGATATGGGAGACACTTTTGACAACCGCAGGTCTATTGATCTCTGGTCTCTGGAGTGGGCTAAAAAGAATTACTACGATCGTCTGCGAGATATGGGAGTGGACGTGTACACGGTTGTGGGTAATCATACTGCCTACTACAAGAACACTAACGACATTAACACAGTGGACTTACTCTTACGAGAGTATAGTAATGTGGTGGTTATCTCTTCTGCTACCGAGAAGGTAATCGACGGCAGGAAGATCATGTTCCTTCCATGGATCAATGATGACAATCGTCAAGAGACCTACAGTGCCATTGATAACAGCACTGCCGAGATTGCCATGGGTCACCTTGAACTGAATGGTTTCAGGGCACACAGAGGGCACGTTCAGCAAGAGGCAAGAGACGACACCAGACTGATTGGTAACTTCAAGAAAGTCTTCTCTGGTCACTACCATACTCGTTCTGATGACGGCAAGGTTTTCTATCTTGGAAATCCTTATGAGTTGTACTGGAACGATGTGAATGACAACAGAGGTTTCCATATCTTTGATACCGAAACCCTAGAACATACACCAGTGAACAATCCATTCAGGATGTTCTACAACGTGTATTATGAGGACACACTGTACCAATTGTTCGATGCTACCGAATATTCTGGCAAAATTGTAAAGATTATTGTTCGTCAGAAGTCAAATCCCAAGGACTTTGAGAAGTTTGTTGACAAGATTTCTTCTGTTGCTGAAGAAGTCAAAGTCATTGAAAACTTTGCCATTGAAGAGAATGATGACTTTGAGGTAGAAGAGTCTGAGAATACGATGTCTATCTTGAATCGTTATATTGACGAGGCAGAAACCGAACTAGATAAGTCAATCATTAAAAAACTTTTTGAGACTATCTACAGGGAGGCTTGTGAAGTAGAGTAATGTTTTTACTAGCATCGGAAAATGCTTCTGGAGCATATGCCGTAGCAGATGCTGAAGGTGATAATGTTCTCTTTCTTTTTGAGGAAGAGGATGATGCTGATAGATATTTGTTTTTGCTTAATGAAAATGGTTCCAAGCATAAGAACTTGTCAGTCGTAGAAGTTGATGATGATCTTGCATTAAAGGCATGTCAAGCTTATAATTACAAATATGCTGTGATTGGTCCAGAGGACATTGTGATTCCCCCTAAAGAAAATGATTCTATTTGAAAAGATTACTTGGAAAAACTTTCTCAGCACTGGGGATATTCCAAGTACTATATCTTTTACAGACAATACCACAAATCTGATTGTTGGTACTAATGGTGCTGGTAAGTCCACTCTTCTGGACGCACTATGCTTTGTTCTGTTTAATAAACCATATCGTAAGATCAATAAACCACAGTTGGTAAACTCTACCAATGAGAAAGGTTGTTTGGTAGAGATTGATTTCCGAGTTGGTGGTAAATCCTATACTGTTCGACGTGGCATCAAACCTAATGTGTTTGACATCCTTGTCAATGGTGAAATGCTTCACAAGGAAGCAGATGATCGTGCTAATCAGAAGATCCTTGAAGAGAATATTCTCAAACTGAACTATAAGTCTTTCACCCAGATTGTCATCCTGGGATCTGCTGGATTCACACCATTCATGCAACTTCAATCATCTCACAGACGTGAAGTGATTGAAGATCTTCTTGACATTCGTGTATTCTCTGCGATGAATAATCTCATCAAAGAAGATATCCGACAGAACAGAGAGACCATCAGATCTCTTGATATCAAGAAGAATGCTGCCAAGGATAAAGTTGAGATGCAGGAGAACTTCATCGAAGACTTGGAAGCAAGGGGAATGGAAACCATCAATAATAAGTATGAGAAGATCAAAGGGATTGATCTAGACATCGATGCCTTGATGTTGAAGAACAGAAAGTTGAATCATGACCTTGATGAGAAACAGGAAGAGGTTTCTAAGTTTGCTAATGCTAACAAAAAGTTAAGACAACTTGGTAACATTAAAGGAACTTTGTCTCAGAAGGTATCAACCCTTACTGAAAATCATAAGTTTTTTGAAGAGAATACGGTCTGCCCTACCTGTAAGCAGGGGATCGAAGAAAGTTTTCGCCTAGATAGAATAGTTGAAGCTCAATCTAAGCTGCAGGAACTCAAAGAAGGTTTCCAAAAACTGGAGGAGTCGATAAAAGAAGAAGAAAACCGAGAGCTTCAATTCACCAATCTATCAAGGGAGGTTACTTCTCTAACGCATGGCATTTCTCAAAACAATACTAGAATTTCTGGACTGCAGCGACAGTCAAGAGATCTACAATCGGAAATTCAAACTATTACCGATCAGTTACAAAACAGAAATTCTGAACATGAGAAGTTAGAAGAACTTAGAGAAGGGTTACAATCCATTTTCAACCAACTTGCTAAGAAAAAAGAAGAGGTAAATTATCAGAGTTTTGCATACGATCTCCTTAAGGACGGTGGTGTCAAGACTAAAATCATCAAAAAATACCTCCCACTTATCAACCAGCAAGTCAATCGTTATCTCCAGTTGATGGATTTCTACATCAACTTTAAACTCGATGAAGAGTTTAACGAGACAATTAAATCACCTATTCACGACAAGTTCTCGTATTCGTCTTTTTCTGAGGGTGAGAAAATGAGAATTGATTTAGCCCTTCTCTTTACCTGGAGAGAGGTTGCAAGGTTCAAAAACTCTGCCAACACCAACCTTTTGATTATGGATGAAGTGTTTGATAGTTCTCTCGATGGATTCGGCACCGACGATTTCCTCAAGATTATTAGGTTTGTCATTAAGGATGCAAACATCTTTGTCATCAGTCACAAGACAGAGATGTACGACAAGTTTCAAAATGTGATAAAGTTTGAGAAGTTCAAAGGATTCAGTAGAATGGTGCCATGAACACACCAAACTGGCAACACCACTCCAAGAAGGAGCAAAAAAGAAAACTCAAACCTCAAGCCTTACGTCAGGCAAAGGCACGTTTGAAGCACTTTAAAAAGTGTCACATGACCTCCCAGCAACGGGGGGTTTCTTCATATAATGGGTACATACGAATGGTTCCCGATGTCCTTCCAAGAAGTCAAAGGTACTCTTGCCAAACTGCTGGCAACCGAAGATCTCATCATCGAGCACCGTCAGGTCGATACAGCATCGTTTGATGTTCATCGTCGTCTTCTCACGCTACCCATCTGGAATCGTGCTTCTGAGACCGTCTATGACCTTCTGGTAGCACATGAGGTGGGTCATGCCCTATTCACTCCAGATGAAGATGTCTGGGGTGTCCCAATGGGTTTTGTGAACATCACAGAAGATGCTCGCATTGAGAAGTTGATGAAGCGTAAATATCCTGGTTTGCCCAAGACCTTCTATCGTGGATACAATGAACTGTCCGATCAAGATTTCTTTAATGTTGCTGATGAAGATATTGACGCAATGAATCTGGCAGATCGTATCAACCTTTATTTTAAAATTGGTTCCTTCCTCAAAGTTTTATTCACTCCTGAGGAACAGGTTCTGGTCGATCAGACTGCTGCAGCAGAGACTTTTGACGATGCTGTTGAGGCTGCTAAAGCAATCTTCCTCTTCATGAAGTCTCCTGAGGAGGAGAAGGTTGGTGAGAGTCAGTCTGGTGATCAGGATTCTGATCAGATTAATGAAGAGAGTGACTCCGAAGGTGATCAGTCTTCTGATGATCATGATCCTCAACTGGACACTCCTAGTTATCAGCAAGACACTGATAATATGACTGATGACTTTGATCAACCTAATGCTAAGAGTGGATTCGAAGACAAAATTGAAGAAGAACTGAAGACCCAAGAGTCTTTTGATAAAAATCTATCAGACCTCTCCAGTTCCCATGAATCTTCAAATAACTATGTCTCTCGTCCCAAGCTGAAACTTGATCGTATTATTACTCCCAACAAATATATTCACGATCGGATTGATCAGTGGTGGGAACAGATTGGGACTGATGATTGCTTTGATAAAGTCGATTCTTTGTACCTGAGTTTTAGGAAGTCTGCTCAGAAAGAAGTCAACTATCTGGTAAAAGAGTTTGAGTGTCGCAAGGCAGCAGACTCTTATGCCCGTGCCACTACCTCTCGCACTGGTGTGCTTGACTGTACAAAGTTACACACTTACAAGTATAATGATGACCTCTTTAAAAAGGTAACTATTATTCCTGATGGTAAGAATCACGGACTCCTGTTCATTCTTGACTGGTCTGGCTCTATGAGTGAATGTTTGGGTGATACCATCAAGCAACTGTACAACTTGGTTTGGTTCTGCCGTAAAGTGAATATTCCTTATGATGTGTATGCTTTTACTTTGGATAATCCTACCCAATTTGTCGGTGATGAACCACTCTTTGTAAGGGAGGAAGGTGTCTTTGCTCTGCCAGAACGTTTCGGTTTAATGAATCTGCTGACCAGCAAGATGAGTAATAAGGAATCTGAAAAGCAACTTCTGAATATTTGGAGGAATGTGTGTGCTATTTGTAGCAGCCGTTTCAAAGTGGAAAATGAATATGTCTATACATCATATCCACAGGCACCTTTCTTGGGTCTGAGTGGCACTCCTCTTAATGAGAGTATTCTCTGTCTGTATGAAATCATTCCAAACTTCATCCAACAACATGGTCTGCAAAATGTGAACTGTGTGATTCTCACTGATGGTGAGGCACAACCACTTCACCGTACTTTCTGGTGGAAGTATCCCACTCAGCTGGGTAGTGGTGATGATGGTCGTTGGGGTGTTCGTACCTGTGATGATGGTCGCACTGTCTTCCGTGATCGTAAGACTGGCACTATGAAAATGTTCCCGCATGAATACTGGAAGTTTACTCAAGTTATGTTAGAAAATTTGAAACTAAACTTCCCCAACGTTAATTTCATTGGTATTCGTATAGCTGGAAGTGGTGATGCAAAACGCATGGTTCGGATGCATTGCAATCATGATTTCGAAAAGGTTGATCCTATCTGTTCAAAGTTGACAAAGGAAAAGACTGTTACCCTTCTTGATACTGGATATGATGTATTCTTCCTGATGGTCTCTACTGCACTTTCCAACAACACCGAGTTTGAAGTTGAAGAAGGTGCCAAAAAGTCAACCATCCGTAGTGCCTTCAAAAAATCTCTTGCATCTAAAAAGATGAATAAGAAAGTTCTAAATGAATTTATCGCAATGGTAGCATGAACAATAGTATTTTCAAAAAGTATGACTTTAGTTCTTTTATAACAAGGGATGATGATAAAGAAGCTTGTAAAATAATCAAAGGAATCATTGACAGTGGCAATTACTTCACTAATAGTCCCAAGTATCAAACTAAGGAAAACCTTTTTGCCCGTAGTGAAGACGTGTGGTTAAAGTACAGGAACACTTTTCTAGTTGCCTGTTTTACCTATCTTGGTAAAGAAGTTCGGGTTGGTAATAGAAAGTCATGGAGCTTCATGACTAATCTGGAAGGTGCTGAAGATCGTGATAAGTTATGGCATCATCATTGGTATCCAAGTAAACCAGGTATGAAAATGCTTAGTGGACTGTGGTATCTTGATATTCCAGATGATGTTCAGAACATGGATTTATGTGGAACTGAAATAGCACCACACGGACCACGTAGAGGTGGTGAATTTTTTATCCAACCAACGTTTGGTAATTGGTTGATCTATCCATCAGATCAGTGGCATCGTCCTGGTATTGTTCAGAGTAATGAGTATCGTTTCGTTCTCGCTGTAGATCTGGAGTATTGGCCATAGACAGTCTGGATACTGGCACAATTGATGGTCGTGGTCCTACTTTTGGGATTATAATGCATACATACAAATGAGATCTAAAATGACCACCCGTTTGAACACCGAGAACCTCCTTGTAGAACTCCGTAGTTTGTACGGTAACAAAGTTACATCCGCTGATCTTCGTGCATACTGTGCGATGAATAGTGTGTCTTATCCTACCGTCACGAAGAAACTTGAGGATTACAAAGATGGTCGTGGCAAGTGGGACCTTACGGTCCAAGAAAAACTGGAACAAACTTTCAAAGCACCTGCAGGTGTGCCTGCCGTAGAACAAAACCTCATTCCTGATAAAGATGATACCTTCGTCAAGTTTGGTAATTTTGGCGATATTCGCAAGATTATTCAGTCCCGCACCTTCTATCCTACGTTCATTACGGGTCTGTCGGGTAATGGTAAAACGTTTTCTGTTGAACAAGCCTGTGCTCAGTTGGGTCGGGAGTTGATCCGTGTCAACATCACCATCGAAACCGATGAAGATGATCTCATCGGTGGGTTTAGGCTTGTTGATGGGAATACTGCATGGCACAATGGTCCCGTCATTGAGGCACTCGAACGTGGAGCAGTCCTTCTCCTTGACGAGATCGACCTGGCTTCCAACAAAATCCTCTGCCTTCAGTCCATTCTAGAAGGTAAGGGTGTCTTCCTCAAGAAGATTGGTCGCTGGGTGAAACCTGCTGCTGGATTCAACGTCATTGCCACTGCCAACACCAAGGGTAAGGGTTCTGATGATGGTCGTTTCATCGGCACCAATGTTCTGAACGAAGCATTTCTGGAACGTTTTGCTCTGACCTTTGAGCAGGAGTATCCCCCTGCTTCTATCGAAACTCGCATTCTGAATAAGATTTGCGATGATCAAAAGTTCTGTGCTCGTCTTGCTGACTGGGCAGACATCATTCGTAAGACCTTCAAAGAAGGTGGTGTCGATGAAGTGATCAGCACCCGTCGTTTGGTCCACATCATCAATGCCTATAAGATCTTTGATGATAAAGTCAAGGCAATCAATCTCGGTCTCAATCGTTTCGATGATGAAACCAAGCAGGCATTCATGAGTCTGTATGATGCTGTTGATGCTGATGTTGACGTGAGTCAGGAGGTTTGATATAATGGTGAATGCTTGGAGTTTGCTTTACGATCACATGAATAGTGATGAATATCAGGCACTAGACGATGCCTATGATACCTATCTTGATAATTTGAATACCTTTGATTTCAAAACTGCTGTACCTGTGAAACCAGAACAATTAAAACCAAAGCCCAAATGGAAGTATCATGAAGATATCACCATTAATGAAGTAGAAGATTATATTACTCGTACATATTCTGCTCATTATTCTTCTAAGATTCAAACTCTGGATCTTATTGAATCTGTGGGTGATGCTGAGGCTTTCTGCCGCAGCAACATTCTTAAGTATGCATCTCGTTATGATAAGAAGGGATCTGCTAAAATGGATATCATGAAGATCATCCACTACGCAATTCTTCTCTACCACTTCTCTGGTCAAAACAATGAAATTGAAACCCCTTATGAAACTTTCTGATAAGACCCTGACTCTTCTGAAGAACTTCTCTTCCATCAACCAGTCTATCCTGGTCAAGGAAGGTTCTAAACTTCGCACCATCAGTGTGATGAAGAATATTCTTGCAGAGGCAGAGGTTGATGAGGAATTCGATCGTGATTTTGCTATCTATGATCTTAGTCAGTTCCTGAATGGCTTGTCACTTCACCAGAATCCCGAACTTGATTTCAAGAATGACTCTTATCTTGTTATCAAAGAAGGTAAGTCTCGTGCTAAGTTTGCCTTCGCAGATCCTAGTGTGATCGTTGCACCACCTGAGAAAGCAATCAGTCTTCCTACTGAAGATATTGAGTTCCAACTGGAAAGCACTCAACTTGACAAACTTTTGAAAGCAGCACAGGTCTATCAACTACCTGATCTTGCTGTTGTTGGTGAAGCTGGTGTAATCAAGATGGTTGTTCGTGACAAGAAAAATGACAACTCTAACCAGTTCGAGATCATTGTAGGTGAAACTGAGAAAGAATTCACTTTCAATTTCAAGGTCGAGAACATCAAGATTGTTCCTGGATCTTACAACGTTGTGATCTCAAGCAAACTGCTGTCACGGTTTACAAATAATTCTTACAGTCTAAACTACTACATAGCTTTGGAACCAGACTCTACCTATAATGGCTAGCTGGGAAGTTAAATATATTTTGCCTCATTACGGGACAAAGTATTTTTATCATGAGGTTGAGGCAAAAGATCAGGTTGAAGCAGCAAAAGTTTTCATGAATATCGTGCCTCAATCTAAAATTATTGGAAGTCCAAAAAGAGTTTGAATGAACATCTTTGTTACTGAGCAAAGTCCTCACTGGTCTGCCAGGGTTTTACCTGACAAACACATTGTGAAGATGCCATTAGAATGCTGTCAGATGCTTTCTATCATCTACAGCAAATGGTATTATGATTGGGGTCCACTGCCTAAGAAAGATAGTGGATATTATGCAACTGCAAAAGGTGCATTCCGTAATCATCCATGTACAGTTTGGGCAGCAAAAAACCATTACAATACAGCATGGTTGATTGCACACGGACTTTCTCTATGTGAAGAGTATCGTCAGAGGTTTGGTAAACTACATTCTTGCCTGCCGACTCTGTTTGAGGCAAAGAAGATGTTTCATAAACATTCTGGCAAATCCATCACTTGCTATTGTATGGCAGATGAGTTTGCTCGTGCAATGCCAGAAGAATGGAAGTTTGATGATAGCATTGATACTTTCACTGCTTACAGGATGTATATCTCTTCTAAGCCTTGGGTAAAAGATAATTATCGTAGATTACCTGATCGTAAACCAGCATGGGTGTAAAAAATCTTTGGGATGGGTATAAAGAACTCATCTTTGAAACTTTTCCTGAACTCTATCACCACTCTACCTGGGCTGAGTGGGATGGATTAACTGCTAAGTTGTATGGAACTCCTAAGGAAAAGTATATAAACAAATCTAGAGAGGTTGAGATTTGGGATGACAAGTCCTGCATCTATAACAACATCATTTATCCAAGAACTGGTAGAGATGTTCCATGTTTCGGTATGGATCTAATGGGATTCTTTGATAAGAAAGTCATCATTGTATTTGACTTTCAGCATCCAGTAGAGCATCATCTTTTTTCCCATCCAGATCTACCAATAGCTACTGGGAGTTTCAGATTTTTTGAACCAGGCAATCACTTCTCAGAGAACATATTTGTGAGAAGGTGTAGGATGGATCAGGTGAATGATTACCTTGATGATTTCAAGGCATATTTACTTGCGTACAAAGAGATGCTAGAATTGATGAAACCCAATCAGAACTTCATGTATGCAACTTACAAAGATTTTGACACCTATATGAAGGAGTTGGATCCTGTAAGTGGTTATTTGAGTAATAGGTTCGGCAAAGAAAAAGCCGAATCACTTGTAAACGATTTTCTTTTTTGTTATGCGTGATGAGTTTCTTTGGGTCGAGAAGTATCGTCCCAAAACTATCAGTGATTGTATCCTCCCTGAGGAAACAAAAACTATGTTTCAAGAGTTCCTAGACAAAGGTGAGATTCCTAATCTCCTTTTGTCAGGACCTCCTGGTATTGGTAAGACTACTATTGCCAGAGCCTTGTGTGAGCAACTAGAATGCGACTACATTATTATCAACGGATCCGATGAAGGAAGATTTCTTGACACGGTGCGGAATCAAGCAAAGAACTTTGCTTCGACCGTATCACTTTCGGCAGATGCTAAGCACAAAGTCATCATTATTGACGAAGCTGACAACACGACCCACGATGTACAGCTCCTCCTACGGGCAAACATTGAGGCATTTTATAACAATTGCAGATTCATTTTCACCTGTAACTTCAAAAACAAAATCATCGAACCTCTCCACTCCCGATGTGCCGTCGTTGAGTTTTCCATCAGTGGAAAGCACAAACCCACAATCGCTGCTGCTTTCTTCAAACGACTTAACAACATCTTGGACAACGAGGGGGTTGAGGCTGATCCGAAAGTTCTTGCCCAACTTATCAACAAACACTTCCCAGACTGGAGACGAGTCCTGAATGAGTGCCAACGGTATTCTGTAAGTGGCAAAATTGATGCTGCCATTCTCGCAACGTTTTCTGACGTATCTGTAAATGATCTTCTCAAGAATCTTAAGGAAAAGAATTTTTCCGAAGTCCGTAAATGGGTCGTTGATAATCTGGACAATGATCCTAGCGTACTTCTTCGCCGTGTTTACGATGCTCTTTATGGCACCCTTGAAGGTCCTAGCATTGCTGCTGCTGTCCTCATTATTGCTAAGTATCAGTACCAAATTGCTTTCGTAGCCGATCAGGAAATAAATATTCTCGCATGTTTAACAGAAATTATGGTGGAGTGTGAATTCAAATGAGTAAGTATAATGGAGAAAGGCTGGTAAGCTCTGCTGTTGCACCAGTCCCTTTTGGTTTTTATCAACTTGAAGAGGATGATTTAAATCTCCTTAAGAGGTATGCTCAAGAGTTGAGAGATAGTCCTCGTAAATTTCAATTCAATACATGTGCTAATGTAGAAGAATCTTATGGTGCTTCTGCTTTTATGGAAGATGTTGTGGGAAACATCGGTCTCAAAGCACTTAAGGAACTTATTAATGAGTTGCCAAAAACTCATAGATGGAAGATTCTAGAGTCTTGGGTTGAATATCGAAAGAAAGGAGATTTTCTGCCACCGACACAAGTGCCAGGTGGTGATATGGCTTTTGCTATTTGGATTAATATTCCATATGATATGGAAGAAGAGATGGCACATCCCAGACATCAAAACACTTATCATCCATGTGCGGCTAAAACTCAAATGATCTATACCAGTCCTATTGGTAAGATTGCAACTAGAGATTTTGTCTTTACAAAAGCAGATGAGGGTGTTATGCTAATATATCCTTCTAATGTCCTTCTTCAGACATTCCCATTCAACAGCTCTGACGGTGAATGTATCGTGATGAGAGGATCTTTTGTGGTTGAAGAAATTCCTTTCCGTAACTAATGGCAAAATATCCATTGAAAACACCCCTTCGTTATCCTGGTGGTAAGTCGAAGGCAATTCCAACACTCGCACCATTGCTTCCATCAACTTTGAAGCACTATCGTGAGCCATTCATTGGTGGTGGATCAATGGCAATCTATGTTGCCCAGGCATATCCTAGTGCTGATATATGGATCAATGACTTGTATGTTCCTCTGTACAACTTCTGGGTGCAGTTGAGGGACAATGGTGAGGAACTGTCTGAAACCATCTACAAGAAGAAGTCTGACATCATCAATGATGACGATGCTCATCTGAAACTTTTTACTGAGATCGCTGAATCAATCGATGAACAGACTGGTGTAGATCAAGCAGTCAGTTTTTTCATCATGAACAAATGTTCTTATTCTGGTCTTACTCAGAATAGTAGTTTTTCTGTTACTGCATCCAGAGCCAACTTTTCTCTTGTTGGAGCACAAAAACTTAAGAAGTTTTCTAATCTCATTCAAAACTGGAAGATCACCAACATCGATTACTCTAATCTTCTTGGTGGTGAGGATGATGACACGTTCATCTTTTTGGATCCTCCTTACGATATCAAAGACTTTCTCTATGGTAAAGACCGTGAGATGCATAAGTCTTTTGATCATGAGAGGTTTGCTGAAGAAGTGTACAAGATCAAGAACAAGTTCATGATCACTTACAACGTGAATGAAAGACTCTTGGAACTTTATAAAAATTACGAGTGTAGTGAGTTTGATCTTCGTTATTCTATGGTTCATCGTGGTGACAAGGGAACTAAGGATAACGTAAAGAAAGAACTTTTGGTGACTAACTATAAGAATGCAATAAACAATCTGGAGGCTTTCATGGTATGAAATGCGAAGTAACTCTGTACGTGGCAGGAAAGGTCTTCAAAGAAGAAGTCTATGCCCGTGACTATCAGGAGGCACGAGAGGTTGCTCTTGCCAGGAATCCTAATGCAACCGTTGTTGGTGTTACTGCGAAGTTCTAATGTGGAGAATCTGGGCAAAAGCACTGGGTGAGAAGTATGGACGAACAGACAGAGAGGCAGATACTATTGCTGGCATACGCACCCTTATTTTTATTTCTTACTTGGTTACCAACCTTTTTATTATTAGTGGAGTGATTAGACACTGGAATGGACCTAAAAGACTGGCTGAAATCGATCAACGAAACCAAACAG